TGTTGTTCCGCTTGGTTTACAACATGTGATAGAAGCACTCGGGTTTATGTTCAGTAGGTCAGAGAAATGGAGGTTTACGTCTTGCGTATATTCTTTAAGCTTCTTAAGAGTCCAACGAAGCTTGGGCATACCAAGTTGACCAGACATGAGCTTGCTGTCATATATCCCTGTAAAAGAGACACCAAGTAATCTTTCTTCTTCACAGTTTGTTTTCCACTCCTCTCCTAGATACGGGAACTTTGTGCAGGCAGACTGGATTGTACCTAGTATGGTAGCCAGCCTTACCTTCTTCTTTAGACTATCGTAATCATCATCTTCTCTAATAACTACCTCTGTTAAGTTACAGAATTGTCTTGGTCGAAGAATGATTTCGCTGCATGGGTTGGTTCCCCAATCTTCACACGGTTCTCTGTTTGCTTTTTCAGCAAGCATAGCCAATGCTTCTCGGTTGCAGATACCCCGTTCACCAGAGCGAGAGTTATACATAGCAACCCATTCGTCTAGAAATTCGGACATACCCGGCTTAGTTGTGTACACTGCTGAGTTATTACTCAGTCTCCTGTGTCCTGATGTCTCCCACCAAGGACCAGACTTAGCAGTAGCCATGTCTCTGTCATAAAGATCAGATAAAGAGATCAACGCAGACCTACGGACAGCTCCGGCAATCACAATCTCTCCAATCATACACACAATATCATGGACCTCAATAGGCTTGAGGTGTCTGCCTCGTGCTCCCATGAATTTATTAACCGTATACCTAAACAATTTCTCTAAAGGTTCGGGGCCAGAGGCTCTGCCTCCAAAGGTCTTGAGCCTAGCACCGGCGGGTCGGATGAGGTGGGTCTCCCAAGTAGGGTGAATACCTTGGTAAAGATACTTCAGTAAACTACTGTAGGCTTCAGCCCAGCCCTTGCGAGAATCCTCTACAACCAGCACGAGATCGTGGGTTCTTTCAATTTCTTCAGGAACCAAAGGCAATTGCTCGGTGTACTTAGATTCACAAGAGAAGCCTACACCTGTACCACAGCACAGAATGTACATGATCTCAGAGAAAACCTTGGGATCATCCACGGCTACATAGGAACAATTGTACATACAAGTGTCATCTACGTCAGCCGCAGGCCCAGCAGTCATCAAAGCCCTCATGCTGGGGAAAACCTCAAGGTTCTTAGTGGCCTCACGGGCATCTTCGAGGTCAGGAAACCCTGCAAAGACGGGGAAGCGAGAAATAATATAATCATAATATCTATCTACGCATTCTTCCCAAGTTTCTCGTCTACCAAGCTCGTCGTTCCAACGACAATACTTGGATTTTGCTATAAATTGTTGAAAGTTATCCATTTGTTCTTTATACTCCAACTTTAGGGACCCAAAGGTCAATTTCGTTTGTTATGATATCATAATCCCCGTTTCGTAGGATCCTAACGCACCTAGCCATGGCAAGAGCCAAGTCTAAGCCCTCAAGATCGCACGTATGCTTAGGAATATACTTTTTATCTGAATACATGTCTATAATATTTTGAATTATGTCCTCACCTTCCCACTTTTTAAGGAAAGATCGGGCTCTTTTGTGCCCTATTCGCCAAAGACCGGGGATTGTATCAGTACTATCTCCTGCCATCCACTGGACCAAGAAGAATTCATCTGCTTCCTCTTCGGTGATATGTACAGGAGCATCTTCCTTGTCCGGATTGAAGTGCCACCCCGGCACACACCTCAAGTCCTTGTCAATCGTCACAGAAACCGCCTCGTAGCCTGAGGCTCGCATCCCAAGGATGTCATCAGCCTCCAGCTTATCTATAAACTCACAGTTATAGACATCAAACATATAATCTCGTACTTCTGAGAGGTATTCGGGGGTAGGCTGACCTTCCCGACTCATCTTATAGCGAGGCCAGACTTCTCTTCGGTAGTTATCTTTGCGGCTACAACTGAGACACATCGTAAACTCATCTGTCTCAGCTGGCAACCAGTTCTCTAGGCATTCCTCAATCATCTGGGGAATAAATGCAGGGTCATCAGACTCAGCCCTAAGAGCTACACGGTAAGCAACAATGTCAGCATCAATCGCTGCCGTCGTCGGGCATGGGGGGATCTTGTCCATCCTCAAACTCCTTCATTAAGATGTCAATTAGCTCACTGAGCATTTCATCCATACCTTCTAACGAACCAGAAGTACTCAGGTCTTCTAGGTTAGTGGCTAAAGAATTAGCTTGTAGACCACACCAGATAGGGGCCATAGTCCTCGCTTTAATCGAGAGATTTTCAATGTCTCCATCATTTAATAGGTGGAAATCATACCATTGAATTTTCTCTTCATCCCCATTCTCAACCTCTTTAGCTAACGTTTCAGAGTGGTGCTTTCTCCAAGAAGCATTTGCTTCTGGTAAATCTCTGTTGCCAGAGGATAGGAAAATCATAGTGGCATTATACTTCAAACCGAGCCCGACTTCGTTTTGATACCTACAATCATCTACTATTACACACCTCTCCCAGTAAGGATTATTCTTATGTAAGTCTACCTGTTCTTCTATAAGAACTGTGTTAAGTTTTCTTTCAAATAAAGTTACCCAGTGATCTGGATTCACTTCACGATAACTAGCCCCTAATTCTTGACAAAACTTTCGATACTCTTCGGTATCCTTCTCCTTAGAATAGCCTCTCTCTTCTGCTTCTTCCTTAAGGGGATCTGCAAACGACAATAGCTTAGGAACAAGGCCAAGTTCAAAGGATTCCTTTGCCAAAAGATTAGCTAGTGTGCTCTTGCCAACCCTTGCTGGTCCAGAAATGATTATCAACTCCATCTCGGAGCTCCTTGTGTAGTAGATGTGGGGCTATATGAAGATCAACCTTGAATCCACACATTCTTAATAAATAACTTGTAGCTAAAGAACACGACATTGGTGTGTAAGTTTTTGAAATGAATCGACCAACTAACCACCAGAAAGAGTTCTCGAAAGTATTCGATAAACGAAACTCAGGTCTATCTAGGAAAGAACTGAGCTGATATAAACTGACGGGAGCTGAACCAAGATCGACTACGGTTTCTTCTATCACCATACCCTGTCTCTTTAATATCCATTCATACTTAGATTTTTCTACTAAATACATCCCACCCTTTGTGTTTATGACGTACACGTATTCCCTATCTGATTGCGTAAACCAAACAACAGTGTGTGTCATATCTTGTCGGGATATGAATCGATATACCCATGCTTTCCAATCTTTCCGATTAGATTTACCATAAAAGATAACCTTAATATTAGTTTCGGTTAGTTTGGGATTCATTGATAAAGGATTATCAAGTTTAACATAACAGCCAAATCGTGTTCAATCCTAGCTCCTTCGGATTTCTGCCACCCGTGTAACATGTATATGCTATCACAAGAACAGACATCAGTCAAGTCTCTAGCCATAACAATCTTCAATCCCTTTGGAGTTTCTAGTTCCTCGTCCGTTAAACCTGAATCAATATCAGAAATACAAGGGTTTATAATCTGATAGATTCCCTTGGCCTTAAGTTTTTCTTCAGCTCTACCGAACTCTTTTCGATTAAGATCTTTAATTCCCCTCATAGGACCCGCTATATAAATTTTCAAATACTTACTCATCAATGACACTCCGACCAATTTTTTCCAATTCTAAACTCCCCGTCCATTTCAATCTGACAACCAAGAACCTTACCTGCTTTCTTGATTGCTTGACAACCTAGTGTACCTATGATGTCAGCAATGACGGGATCACACTCTAACTGCCACTCGTCGTGAACAGTTGCCATAAACTCAACTTGATTTCTAAACGGCTTAAGACTTCGGTGGAATAATAATTGAGCTAACTTCATTAGTATAGCACCGTCACCTTGTAGTTGTACATTCAATGCTTTATGTACTGCTCTGCAAGGTACTTCTCGTCCGTCTAACAATGTAATTGTTTTCTTACGTTGTACCTGCCACTCTACATTAGCAAGCAGTTGCTTCAGGGCTGGCATGGAATCAAGATACTGTCTCTTAATTTCCTTACCTTTCTTTGGGCCACTGCCTACGATCTGTCCGATCTTCAGGTCACCAGCTCCATATATAAGGGCGTAGAAAAAGGTCTTCGCAGAGTCTCTGTCTGGTAAACCAGCGGCCTCTTGATTAACTTTATGTATATCATCATTGAGAACCTGATGAGCAAAGTCACCCTTATCCCACCTAGCCATACGACTGGCCAGTAGCCTAGCCTCAAGACCCGAAGCATCTACCCCTACCTCAACCCAGTTCTTCCGGGGGACAAACAGAGACCTAGCTCTTGAGTCACCCGATACTTGTTGTAGGTTGGGCTGAGAAGCCGTCATGCGTCCTGTAACA